TGCGTCCATCGTACAGGTTAACTACGTTCCTCGTAGACCTATTGCGGAAAACATTGTGTAAGCTAAAGCAGAATTTATTACACGGACCGGAGGTATCGCACCTCGAACTAGAATTAAGACCCTCTCAAGTTGGGAAGCCTTTCGGCGCCCTGCGTTTCACCTGACTAGCAGGTGAAGACGACGTGATCCCTTTGATGAGACCTGCGGCGGTGCCCACGGCTGGACCGTAGGAACCCAGGAAAGGAGCCGCCATCAGTGCCATGTCAGCCAACTGGCTAACAAAGCTCTCATGCGTCTCGTTCTCCATGTGCTGGGGAACTCCTCGGAGAACGGCGAGTGCACGCGAAACACACACATCATCACCAGGCGCAGTGTCAAGATCCATCCAAGCAGAATCGCTTGAACAGTTGACACTCGCACCAGGCTGATATGTGAAAACGCGCCCCGCCGCCACCGGGACGTTGACGTAAAACACGAGCATAGGGGTGTCGCTGACAATAGGATAGGCAGCCTCCATGAGGAGCCCATCTTCGTCAACTTCCCACTCGTTCCGGTAGCGGAAATCAATAACCTTGTCAGCCGGCTTCTTGTACGAATAGAGACCATTGTACAAGTCGCGCGGTTTGAAAGTCTTCGAATTCGACTGACCGTAATCGTCAAACGACTTTTTCAGAGCGACAAGGACATCCCGCCCCGATGGAACCTGCACCTGAATACCCCGACCGTTCATGTTTGTCACACTAGCGGCCTGAGTCAACAGGACAGAACCACCGAGAACACGGAATGCCTCGACGTCATCGAAGCGCTCCCCGATGTCTTGAACAGACATCTGCTGGAAAACCCCTTGGGTTGTTGGTGCGGTAATAGTCATCCCCACAACCGTCAACTGCTGCGTCGTGACACTAATGGTGTACATAGACCACCGGAAGTATCCCGTGAACGTAGCAGTGTAGGTGTTGGTTTGGTTCGTCGCACCTGCCTGTGTGAAACCTTGGATTGGTCGTTCCCGACCATCACCATCACGAACCCAGACATAGATGTACAGAGACCCTCCCGAAGCACTCGTAGTGGCGTTCAACGCCATTGAAGAGCCATTCGAAAGAAGCATGTACCTCTTGCCTGTCATCGTGTCTTTTCCACAGAAGGCTTCATCACCATGCAGGTCATCACCCGAAGTGTACTGCCAGTACAAAGGATCGATCTCACAGTCAATGCCGTAGTAAGCCGTCAACACCGGAGTGTCAGACAGCGTTGCAGCGCCACTAACCGAATTGATCGTCCTAAACTTCGCCGTGTAGACCGAAGCCGTCGCAACAGTCTTCTTCCAGATCAGAGAGTCTAGCAGGAGGCTGTCGCATCGCTTGACGACAACGCACTGTTTATCGTCAATTTCATCTCCAGCGTGAGTCGCGCCAGAGAAGTCCACGTTGTATGTGGGTCCAAAGCAGTAAGGCACGCTAGGCTCGTCTCCAATACCTGGCATGCGACACTCAGACTCCGAAGGGTTTGTGATCGCTGCGATGAAGTCATGCTCAACCCGATTAAGGGCTGAACTTGACTTAGGGACTCCGCCATTGGCAAGAGCACGGGCAATCGACGCGTTTGGAGCACGGCCAGATCTGGCTGCCGCTCGGTCACGCTCGGACTGCTTGGCTCTCGCCTTAGCTTCCTCCTTGGAGATAGGACCTCCCATCGCCTTGCCTTTTTGCTTTGTGGGTTTTCCATTTGCTGACATGTTGCTCTGCAACACGACTGTTTGATATCCGGCGTTACACCTTACGATCTTCCGGATACCAGATGAGCACGGGGAAAAAACGAAACCCGACTCCAGTCGCACATGCATTGTGAAGATAGCGATTTCTGGAATCCGTTGTTTGAGCAACAGATCCATAGTCGATCTCCAGAGACCATGCCGGCGTATGTACTTGATGTACTCGTCGAGTTTTTCATTGACATCGACGAATGCGAGGTAAAACGGCCAGAGACACAACCTCAGTCCAAGCAGGTGAGCTAACACCGACTCTTCAAAAGTCATATCCTCGTTCGTCTTAACCCAGTGTATACTCGATTCCAGTTTGGGGAGATTTCCTCCAGCGACGAGAACGTCGCCGAAGCCCTCCACGTACCGCCAGACGAGAGAGTGAGACAAAAAGTTCACATCCAGGGCGTCGACCTTATTAGGGCCGTCCACCTCCAGAGTTGTCCCGTGCCTAGCTAGCACACCACGAATTTCATCCAAGTTAAAACACTCAACATCACAACCAGTGGCGAGATCATCGCCATTGATATTCCGTCGAACGTCTTGCTCGTAATTCAAACGTGGACCGTATAGAATTTGAGTTGACACATAGAGCGAACCCTCGACATAGAGACACGTATCCCAGATGGTGCCTTCCCATCCGGACTTGTTGCGCCACAGTTGATATATTCCGCCTTCTGCGATGGTGTGACCCGCATAAACAGCATCATAAAGGTGATCAACTGCTCCATGATATTGCGCTGGAATGGTAAGCTTGCGCAACTCCCTGATCACGCGCGCCACCCCAAGATTGAACTCAGCATCACATGCTCCAATATCAGCCATCTGGCACACCCGAGCAGAATCACCTCCCTCACCCCCAAGACTGAGGATTCGAGAAACGTACTCTGGACCAGGCATGGAGATACCAATAGTGAAAGGAAGCCGAGATCGGTTATCCATCATCGCCATATTCTGTCTACCAAACAACATTTTCGATGCTATCAAGTGAACAATACACGACGCGTTGAAAACCCTCGTCTTGTGGTTGAGCACACGATCCTTAGTCCTCAGTTCGTCTTTCAACGTTGCCGAAAACAGGAGCGGCACTTGCTCTCCATTAAGAATACGACGCACCAGGTCCTTGACTAGACCTAGCGCAGCTGCATCTTCAATAACTGCTCTTTTGTCCTTGTACTTATAGTACCAAGGGAACCCCGCACTCTTATCAAGATTGAGGTCCAATAGGACATGATCAAAAGCAGAATCAAAGTCGGTTTCAGCCATAGCAGTCATGTCGCCAAACCAATACGGGCTCATCAAGCCCGCAAGGTGACGAAAAGCCCACCACAACTCTACCTCCGTGTATTCTTTTGCAGCATTTTTGTACTTAGACAACCCCCTCACAAGAGCTTCCCGCGACATATCGGACGGAACATATGAACACATGTCCCAGTCATTCCATGGTGCCGGAAGATAATGAGATTTACCAATAGGGCGATACGGTACTTCACCCACCTTGTAAATGCCTAAATTCCCAATCATAGGTCGATCGAGTGACTTAGCCTCACAGATGGGGGCGCCTTGAATCCTATAACACTGAGTAATCTCCTCAATGTCAAGATCGGACTCAAGGCGCCTCTCTAGTTTTTTGGCGGTGGTCTCGGTTGATCGAACGCAGTCAAGAATGCTGCATCCACGGGAGCCTGCTGGTTAGAGACGTATTTGTTTCCAACTTTCTCGCCAGCAGCCCAATGAATGCCGCACACCTGTCCGTTCGAGTTTATTAGAGGTGCACCACAGTCCCCAGGTGATGTATCACAAGATGTGTACATCGTCTTTCCAGCCGAAGCATCAGCGAATTTAATCACGTAGCCAGGGTGAACATACTCCTGAGTAACCAAAGCGACCCTCATATCCACCTCGGGCACAACAAACTCTTTCTTTCTCAAGCCCCTAGGAGCCGCGTCCGGACGTTGCAACATGATGATATCCTTGTTACCCATCAAATCGTGTTCAACGATCTGTGGCAATGAATCATACACATTGACGCCGAAACGCAACTTCTTGGCGCCCAAGTAAGAATGTCGGTTGATCAAAATGCCTCGATAAGTGGCCAAACAAAACGAGATCCTCGTCCCTTCCGCATCAAGAACCTCGCCAAGCGCCTGTCGAACATGATCCGTCTTAAACTTAGGATTGGACGCAACCAAGGCCTCAACAGCCGAATGGCAGGCGGAACACACACCAGCGGTGAGAGTAATCGTTGGGTGTTTCGCACAAACTTGAGCGGGAGCTGCCGGTTTCTTCGCAAGACCAGAACTCTCAGCAGATAAACCGATTGCTGGAACAGACCCGAACACTAAAGCTCCATTGGTCGAACTAGCCACCGGCATCACTGCTAAAGGTTTCATGGGAGCAACCGGTGGGATTGGTTTCATCCCTGCAGCACCAACACTTTCAGTGTTGGATTTCTTTGAAAGAACCATCGCGTTGTAATCCTTCAACAGAGCATAATGCTCACGCTCCATGTCTTGCATGCGCATAGCGCTAGCAATACAATCATTCGTGAACACTTGTACCTGTCGACGCAACTCCACGACCTCATCCTGCTTGTCCATCACACGAGAACTCGCATGTAGCCAGGTCAGGAAAGAATAGACGAGGAGCCACCACTCACTAGACTCGTAGGTTTGATCCGGAACAAATTCATAGAAGAACCGCGATTCCTCATCGGGTTCCCCTTGATGTCCCTTACCTTTCCTGCGACGCCCAACAACGGTGAACCCATCATCTTGGTCACGATCAACCCGGGCCGCAGCCCAGGATTTAGCGGCATCGTCATCATCACCATTGTCAAGATCCTTAACGAAACGATTATAGTCCGCATTACTGCCGTTCTCGTCTACTCGGAAACGATTACGGTAGATCCTACCCGAAGGCAGGGTGCGCACTACAAAGTACTCGCCAGGTTGACGCAACGCGCCAGGACGGGCATTGATGTGGAACTTCATCAAGTCTTGATTCTTCTTGATGCCACCAGGTTCCATCTGATTAAGGAAACTAAGGTCTTTCTCAGGACTAAAGTAGATGTCAAAATTCGGGTTGTCCACATCCACATCGTAAACCACGAAGTTCTTCCGTGGCGCGCGATTTGCACGTTTCTTTGCCCGATTCTTGCCAACATTTGAACCTTTGGTCCCAGTGCCCTCAAAATCCTCACAGAACGCTGTCTCAATTATTTCAGCCGAGACATAGAGCTTACCTTCGCAAAGTACCAGGCCATCCCCAACCGTTCTAACCGCAGCTACTCGCTGTCTAGCACGACCAACGCGATTACAGTTCACACCGTCATCATCGTGTGGCCATTCCGAACAACATTTCACCGTTGAGACCGAAACAACTGGGGTTTGGTTAGGCGACTGATTCCTCGCATTTCCGCCAACCGCCTCAACGTGATGTGTAGGTGGTGGTGAAGGATCCAGAACTGCTGTGGCGCCACCACTAGCGGAAACTGTTGCTGCTGTATTTGGATCGCTGTCTGGCACACGTTGGTTAGACGTGAACCACCCATCGACCTCATGCCTCCATTTACTGAGCAAATCCAGCCGCTTATGTAGTATGTACAAGACAGTACCAACAAGACAAGCAAGGAAAAACAAAGAAAAATGAGCGGCATACCGCTTAACAAAATCCACAAGCTTACCACGAAGCTCGAGAAGCTGCTGAATAAAATCCAGTTCTTCATCGTTCTCCGCGAAAGGTAGTGCGCCAAGAGCCCCCCGGAAATTAGCACTGTCGCTGCGGGCACTGGAGTGCCCGGCAACTGAGCGCACAACACTAGCCAGTATACCAAAGAGTTCACTGGCAGCGTTGACGAACGTATTCCGATTGCTTGCGAAATGCACACCAAGATCTGACAAACCCGCAACAATCCCTCCAAACTTAATGCCCGAAGACAAGATTTGAAGGAACGAAGCCACGGGTGGATCATTAGATTCCAATATAGGTGTCGAACCGGTAGCCAAAGATGCAGTTGCATCCTTAACTTGACCATCCGTAGCCATAACTGAAAATCCAGGTGCCAATACCACAGGAGCCTGAATGCCACCGCCAGCGCCACTTTTAGAGCGATCAGCCCTATCATGCCGCCGACGCAGGTACCAATAAACTCCTGCAGCAACCAAAACGAAGGACCCGAGGTCCATGCCACAACCCCAAGAACGCACAAAGAGATAAATGCGTACAAGGAGCATCCGAAACCGCTGATTAACAAGGCTTCCCAGACGAAAAAAAGTGAGAAACCGATTAACTTGATACCAAGCAATCAGTTTTACACGCATCCGCGCAGGCCAACCAAGCATCCACAACGGTACAGCAAACATACGACGAAGCAACACAAGCAAAGACGCGCTAAGAGCCGCAGCTCCCATCGCACCCGCCAACGCCACCTTATCGCAGGTCGCCAACCAGACGCCCGACCAGGTCAAGACAGCCCCAGTCGTAGCTGTTACCAACTGGAGCGCACCGAGGAAAAACGATGCCGGAACCAAAAAGACGGTCCCAAATGCCACCGAAGCGGCAAGAAACGCGAACCCGGTTGG